TGGGTGTAGGCATTTTTTAGCGTTTAATTGTAAATGTCTTTTAGGTTGGAATTTCACAAACCGAGTGAGAGTAAGGAATCTCAAAGGTCATCGTCGCCTGCCACCCTGCGGTGCGGTCATCCCGGCTCTCTACGAAGCGTGTAAGCGATACGGAGGCACTAAGGGTCCAGTCCTCGCTTGGGTCGTTTGTGAGGGCTGATATGAAGTCCTGTGCGATTTGCAGTTGGTCGCTTAGGACCTCATCCTCGTTATCCTGCCAACCCAGCGTAGGGCTGCCCGAAACCACTCCGCCCATCGGCTTAATGGACTCCACCCTGTCGCTAAAATAGACACCGACCACAAGGTCCAAAGTACCAGCGTCAGTACTTGCCGACTGAACATCCGCAAAGACCAAAGGATAGACGATTCGCTCACGGCTTGGGGTTCGAAGATTTATCGTGTTGTCCGTGCCGATTGCAAGAGGGTCCCCCGTTCCGAACGAGTTTACTTGCGGGTGGCTGTTGGCAAGGTCCAGCAGGGCTTGCTTGATTTTTATCCAAGACATAATTCTGAAGTTTCAGTATGTTTTTTTTATGCGCACCCATCGTCAGCAGTCATTACAAGCCCCAAATTGTCCGTAGGGGTAGGGGTAGTCAAGGTTGCTGATTCCCATCCTCCTGTTGCGGTCCAAGACCATCCCTGTGCGGTAGTTGGTGGCGTTCGGGTAGATGGTATCCAAAGCAGACGGAGGCGAGTTCCAAAGCGGATAGGCGTTGCGGTTCTCCATGAGGTAGCGGGTAATCCGCTCGGAATACCATTCGGCATCGTTCTTGACCTTATCGGTCAGCCTTGTGATTTCTTCCATGCTCATTTGGGAGGATTCTTCGCTCGTCCTACGGACCATGCCCTTGTTCATGTACTTAAACGCAAGGACCATGGGTAGTTCGTAGTAAAGCCATTGAATCATAGCGGGTTGGATGTAGTCCTCCAAGAGCGTTTGGTTCAGGGCAGACGTTGAACCGCTGACGACCTGCGTAACCAATTCCCCATACAACGGAGAGCCAACGATGGGCTGAATCCGCATCTCCTGCACCTTGATGACCGTTGGGCGTATCTGCGTGTAACTGACGTTCTCGTTTATGATTGAGTTGTCCAGTAGCGTTTCTTCGCTTATAAAGAGTGCCTTCATGCCTTCGTGATTTTATTGCCTTTACGGATTACCAACTGCTGCTCCCATACATGGCGACATTGTGGGCGATTCACTCCGCTCGGTGTGTGATACCAACCGCCCCTCCTGTTCCAAACCGAGTAGCCCATGATTGCAGAAATCCCGTCGATGTCGTCCCTTGTGTAAACCTTGCCTTGCCCGGCCAAGTCAAGCATGACCTTGCAGAACTGACGGCTGGAGCCTTTGTCCTTGTTGCTGAAACCCGTGGCCCATGCGTATTTGTAGCGGACTTCCAAGACAGGCTCTGCAACTTCCTTCACGTTCTTGGGTAGGTTCTGCTCGGCAATCTTGTCCACGGCCCTGCTGATTGGGTAGCGGTCCTTGGTGATTAGGTAGGCGACTCGCTTGGCGACCTTCGCCTTGCTGACCCCAAATTCCTTTGCCATTTCTTCAACCGATGCGTCCCGGTTCTTCTTGCGGTAGGCTTCAATCTTCAGGTCCAACTCTTTCTCTTCCTCGCCCAGTTCGGCAAAGGCCAAGCGGATGTTTTCGTCGATGTTGGTGTCGAACCGCATTGGCTTGGAGTGCATGACGTGGTAGTCGTCGGCATGGCTTCCAAACTTAGAGGCAACGACTTCCAAGACCTTGAACTCTTCGTCGCCCCATCCGTAGTCCTCGTCGTCCTCTTCGCCCCAAGTTGGCTCGCTGAACTCTTGGGACTGCACTCCCAGCATCGTGTCAATCTCTTGGGCTGACAAACCGAAGCCCGCTGATAGCATGGTCCGAGCCATTTCCAAGGTGATTTTGTCCTGCATATACTGCCTGACGATTCGCATGAGGTTTTGATACTCACGGCCCGATAGTTTCTTGATGTTGTCGTTGCTCTGCAATGCCTCCACGGTTTGCGGTTGCTCATCGGGTTGGGGGTTAGGTCCAACCACGTCGGCAGGTTTCTCAAGCGGTTGCAGACCTGCCTTTTCCCGAAGTTCGTCTTGGGTCATTATCTGCAACAGGGCTTGTTCGCTTAGTCGCTCCGTGATGGGTTCAACGGGGATAAGTTCCATACCTTCCACGCCATTGAAGGAGCCGAGGTAGTTAATCATCCGCTCAACCTTGCGCACCCGGTCGTTGACGTAGGTGGCCTTGAATAGTTCGTAAGCCTCGACCAATTCGTTGCGTCCACCAAGTTGGCCCTCGGTCTTGACTCCGAATAGCATGGGGTTGGTTACACGGTGGGCGATGAATATCTCTTGCTGGATGGCCTTGTTCAAGATTTCGAACTGCTTGTCCATGTCGCTCGGTGTTAATGGCTCCAGCGTCGGGGCCTTGGCTGCGTCGTCGTTGAAGGTTACAACGAAGCGACCAGCGTTATCCGTACCGCTGAACTTGCGTTTAATCTGCCTCTCAATGTCCCCCTGTTCTTCGGGGGTCGGGATGCCGTTGTTGAAATTAATCAAGTAACCGCCCCAAAAGTTGTTTCGCAGATTGTTGTTGTGGAAGTTCGCAACTTGCACGTCTGCCTCAATCCAAGCGTTCCCTCCGATGTATTCGGGGAGAGGATAGTGCTTCACGCCTGCTGCATAGACCCTGTAATAAAACAACTGCTTTCCGAGGCGGTTCTCCGGGTCGAATGCAGGAATCTTCTCGATGTCCCCAACCTTCGGGAACAACTGCATCATGTCATCGTTGTACCAGTCAGCGACCTGAAACATCTTTTCTTCCTTGTCCACCCGGATTTTCTCAAACGGGACGTGTTCCATCTTGGCGATGGTCCCAAGTTTGGACCAAGTAACTGCGACCGCAAAGCCATTGAATAACTCCAAGTCCAAGACCAGTTTCTCGGTAATGTCGTTGAGGTCCTCCGTGCTGGAAAGTCCGTCGAAGAACTTGATGAAGCGGGCCTGCTGCTCTACGGTCAAGTCATCCCCTGCCTGCCATCCTCCGCCCATGATATAGTTGACCTTGCCATTCACGATAGCGTTGTGCTTGGACGACCTGCGATAGTTGTCAAGCAGGTAGTAGGGGTATTCATTCGCAAAGCCGTAGGTGATGTACTTGCCGGAGCGGTTCTCCAGCATTACAGGGACCTTATGTTCTATCCCAAGCCATTGGGTGAAGTGTTGAGTAGATTTATTACTCATAGCGTGTGGATGGTAAATGAAAGGGCAGAAATCGTGATACTTCCACCGCTATCGATTGCGTTGATGTAGATGGTGAACTCATCGTTGACCGCACCCGTAACGTAAGCCTCCGTGTAAATCGCATGGCCGTTCGTGTGAGCCGTTGTGATGTCGGTCATTGACTGGTCAATCGTTGTGCCGTTCTTGGCGATGTAAACCTTGATTTGGTGATTGTTGCCTTGTGCCAAGACCATGGACGCAGCGATGCGAAGGGTTGCACCCGTTGTGCCTGTGTAGGTCAGCGAGTTGGTAGTTCGTGAGAAATTATAGGTTGACAAAACACCTGAACTCATCGCACTTGTCAACTTAACCCTTTGCCCCTGCGTTGGGGTGAAAGCCGTGTTGGTATCGAGGTAAAGGTTCGCAAAGCCCCGCTCCCGGTCAAGCGTTGCGGTGTCTGCAAGGTCGTCGAACAAGCCGCCCACACGGGATGCGGTGTTCGCCCCGGCAGCGGTTTCGTTAGTAATGGTAGCAGCACTCGCTTGGAGGTCGCTTCGTGTTTGTACGCTCATTATGCGAAAGTTGAGTCAAAGGTTGAATCGAATACCCTCACGTTGGATGCGAGGAAGGTGTTGTAAGTGATTGAATTGGCGTAGGTGTTGAATCCTATCGTTGCGGTTTGTATAAATGCCAAGCCCGTTTCAACGACCGCCAAAGCAGCGGCAACCGTGCTATTGGTATCGTAAACCTCATACTTATACGAGCCTGTTTCAAGCGACCCCACGGCAATCGAAAATTGGTCATAGCGGTTGGTATAGTTGGAAAGGTTGGCTGATTTCAGCAGGGCGAAATCCGTCGTGGTGTTCTTGGCGATGCTTGTGAGTCGCAAGATGTAGCGGTCCCCCGTGCTGGCTCGCTCGGTCCAAGTAACCGTCAGGGTGTTGGTCGTGTCAGGGTTCAGGTAAAGCATCTGCTTGTAAATGTGCGATGCCCCCGAATTTCAC